TATGTTGATGAGACCAGTGTCAGCAGAGAGCAAATAGCCTTGAGTCGTTATGGAACGACCGGGCCATGTAACGTGCAGGACTTGGTTCTGTATAGACCACTTATGTCCGCAGCAATTCGCCACCTTTTGTAATGCTCCCTTAGCTTTCCCGACATAAGAAAAACCATTCGGCAGGGTGGCGTACGATAAATCTCCTGCGAACTTAACAGATACTCCCATTGCATTCGCAATTTTCTGATACACCGTCTTGCAGTTTACTTTGCCGTTAATCGACACACTGATGTTCGTATCTCTCAACTCGACAAGACCATCCACAACCGTCAACTCCGTAAGCCTGTCGGCATTATCGAGTGTCGTGATTGCAGATGATACATTTCCAACAAAAATGAGCGACCTGTTCTTTCCGTAGCCTGCCTTCAATTCAACCACGCAATCTTTGGATTCCAATATGCTGAGGTTTTTCGGAGACAGGTTCCATATCTGAACTTTCGCATCATTCTGACTTTCTTCGCTCGACTTCTCAACCGAAAATGATACATGGAGACAATCTTCCGTCACGCTGTTCACATTTCCGATTTCAAAGCCTTGCTTTCCCATTTTCCCGCACCGCATGGTGTAGGTTCGCATCCAGTTTTCATTAGCCATTTCAATCATCCTCCAATTCCACATTCGGAATATAGACAAACTCAGCCGTCAAATCCTTAAATGCGTTTCTTCCTACGGTATCTATATCAGACAAGCAACCGAATATTCCGTCCGGTATGTCACTGTCGGTGTAATAGTGGAATATCGGGAAGTTCGGAACTATTCTCGTCATGGCGATGATTGGTTCTTCTCCCTCGTCATACAGACCAAAACTCCAATAATCATACTTCTCGTTGTAAGTAAACCGCAGGTTGTATTCTTTACCGTCTATGGAAAGTGTCGAAACACTATCATTCATATCCGGCACTTGGATATATAGCATCTCAACACCTCCTTAAATCAAGCCGAGACCGCTCGCTGCACCGTATAAAATGGATGCAGACTTCTTTGAGCCGCTACTCGACTTCTTACTTGAACTTCCACCGCTTCCCGATGAACTGCTCGAGGATGAGGAAGAACTCGATGACGACTTGGATGACGACTTCGATGTGGAAGCCTTTCCTGCATTCGCCATCGACTCTCCTGCTTTCAAAACATAGGTCGGGATATTCACGGTCTTTCTCTTTGTCACTCTGACCTTCTTTGCGGAAATAGAAATCTCACGAGCGTATCCAATGTCTGCTGACTTCTTGATACTAATGCTCGTGAGACCCATATTCGTATAAACTGTATCAGATGTGACAATTTTGGTTAGTTTCTTTTCAAACCATTTTTTCTCTATATCATTGCATATACGCTTCACTCTGTCATTGGACGAACCGTGACGGTGTAACCATGTAACAGGTGTATTTGTAAGATACAATGTTGCGGAGAACTGTATCGGGTCATTGATAATCGTATCTGACACCGAAAATCCTTTCTCAACCGGATACTCCGGTATGGTGGAGGTCATACTTTTGGTCTCATCTATGAGAGCATCAAATTCTATCCCCCACACCGAAACAGGTTGCAATTTTCTCGCCATATAACCTACCCCCTTGCATAGGCAAGTCCTCTTGCCATTTGTGTTGTCGCATCTACGGCTGACTTATTCATTGCCTTAGATACATTTTTCTGAGTTTCTGTACTTCCTCCGGAATAGCTGTTGTTGATGTTGACATTCTGTGTCATGTTGGAGGTCGTATTATTCACTTGACTGCTTGCAGCCGTTGCCGCAGACGCTGTTGCTCCCTGCATCAATGTCTTAATGCCACTTGCTACGCCTTTGACCTTATCGAGAACAGTATCCTCGCTTGCTGAAATACCGTCCGCCAGTCCGCCCATAAAGTCGGGCATCCACGACTGATAATCTGTCAGAGGTCCTTCATCCGGTACAGAGAAGTGCAGGAACGACTTAATCTTATCAGCCACTCCCTTAACAGCATCGGTAACTTTCCCGATTGCTCCTTTGATACCGTTGACAATTCCGTCTATGATGTCGGAACCCCATTTCAGTGCTTGGCTTGGCAGTCCTTTTATCCAGTCTATCGCCGCTGTCAGTCCGTTCACGATGGCATTTTTGATGTTACCGACAAATCCGGTAACTCCCGATACCATATTACTGAACGTGCTTGAGACAAACGATGCGATGCCGCTGAATATGTTGCTGAAGAACGATGATATAGCCGACAGCACCGATGATACGACACTGTATATGCCATTTATCGCTCCGGAGATAACTCCTGTGATTGTGGACCAAATAC